GAAGCCGCTGGCGATCGAGGAACGGTCGCATCCAGGATCGCGCAGGGATCACGCGTTTCCAAATCTTCGAAGATAGGTGAGATCTCATACGGATTTGTCAGTCAGAAATTCTCAGGTGGTGCAACAACTCAGCAACTTTGGGCTGGCGAAGAATTTGGTTCAAATAAGTATAAGCAATTTCCAATCTGGTCTGGACGTTTTGGTAGAGGATCAAAAGGATGGTTCATCTATCCAACGCTGCGCAGATTGCAGCCCGAAATCATTCAACGATGGGAAACCGGATTTGATGAAATTTTGAAAGAGTGGGCTTGATGGCTGGTCAAAGTAGAACCTTAAAATTATCAATTCTTGCTGACGTTGATCAGCTTAACAAATCTTTAAAGGCTGCCAATAACGATGTCGAGAATTCATCCTCAAAGATTGGCGATTTTGGCAAGAAGGCTGGACTGGCATTTGCAGCAGCTGGCGTCGCAGCCGCCGCATACGCGGTCAAGATTGGCGTTGATGGGGTAAAGGCAGCCATTGAGGATGAAGCTGCGCAGATCCGTCTTGCGACGGCTCTGAAGAATGCCACTGGCGCAACAGATGAAATGATCGCATCAGTAGAAAAACAGATTTTGGCAACTTCTTTGGCGACAGGGGTTGCCGACGAAAAATTGAGACCAGCTCTACAGCGCTTGTCTCTCTCGACAAATGATGTGACTAAGGCGCAGGATCTACTCAATCTATCGCTGGACATTTCTCAAGCTACTGGAAAGAGCTTGGATACCGTCGCAAATGCTTTGGGCAAAGCCTACGACGGCAATGCAACCGCGCTTGGCAAATTAGGCGTCGGATTATCAGCAGCGGAATTGAAAGCAATGAGTTTCACCGAGGTTCAAAGCAAATTGTCAGATTTATTTGGCGGCGCAGCTTCAGCCAATGCAGAAACATTCCAAGGCAGAATCGCTCGATTAAAAGTGGGATTTGATGAAAGCGTTGAAACGATTGGTTTTGCGTTATTGCCTATATTACAAAAGTTTATTGATCTACTGACTAAATACGTCTTGCCAATTGTTCAGCAATTCTCAGATGCCATCAGTTCAAATAAAGCTGGCGGTCTAGGAATGCGCATTCAGGAAACCGTCGCAGTGGTGCAATCTTATGCAACCCCGATCTTTGAAGGTATGGTCAAGCTATTCACGAAGGTAAAAGATGCAATTGTCGAAAACAAAGACGCATTTCAGTCATTTTTTGAAGTGGTCAAGGTTATTGCTCCAATTATCGGCAAAGTCATTGGCGCGGCTTTGAGTGTAATTGGAGACATCGCTGGCGTGGTAATCGATCTATTTGCCAAGGTACTTGCAGTCATTAAACCAATTCTTAATTTTGCAATTGATGCGGTAAACGCAATTATTAAAGGACTTAATTTAATCAAGCCCGGCGCAGATATTCCAAGCGTCAAAGGCATCACATCGACTCCCGGCACATTTAGCAGCATCTCTGGCGTCTTAGGCAATACCGCACCAACAATCACAGCTCCAGTCGCTCCGAAAATTACAGTGCCCGGCGCTACTGGCGGAATTTCTACGGCTACAAAAAGTGCATCAATAGCAGCAGTTTCATCAGGCTCAACACAATCTGGAATGACTTTTGGTCGATCTGACTCAGCCGCAAGCATAAACTTAACAGTAAACGGCGCTATTGACCCAGAAGGTACGGCTCGGACGATAGTCAATACATTGAACAATTCATTCTTCAGGGGTACAGGCGGCTCTGGCGCTTTCGTGACGGTCTAAATTATGACTCTTTGGAATCCAATCTGGAAAGTAACAATCAACGGCGTTGAATATCAAGCCGCGGTTTTGGCTAATCTTACAATCACATCTGGACGTAATAACATTTACGAACAGGCTCAGGCTGGATATATAAATCTTGAATTGATCAATCTTGATCAAAGCAATGTGCCAATTGAAATTAACAATTCTTTGACGGTGGAATTGCAAGATTCAACAGCTGCATTTGTGCCGATCTTTGGCGGATCAGTGGTGGAGGTAGGAATCTCGGTGGCAGAAATTGGCAGCGTAGGCTACACGCAGCGCGTCAATGTCATCGCACTTGGCGCTTTGGCTCGATTGCCAAAGGCTTTGACAGATGGCGTATTAGCGCAAGATTTCGACGGCGATCAGATTTATACAATTTTGTCAGATTTACTGCTCAATAATTGGGGCGAAGTGCCAGCGGCATTGCAATGGCAGACATTTGATCCGACTACACAATGGCAGGATGCGGAAAATATAGGACTTGGCGAAATAGATCGCCCCGGTAATTATGAACTAGCTGCGAGATCATCAAGTCGCACTGACGTTTATTCTCTGGTCGCAGCTCTGGCGACAAGCGGTTTGGGCTACATCTATGAGGATGCGCAAGGGCGTATTTCTTACGCAGACTCGACTCATCGATCAACCTATTTGGCTGCTAATGGATACGTGGATTTAACCGCTAATCAAGCTCAAGGATCAGGGCTAACCATTCAATCAAGGGCTGGCGATGTGCGAAACGACATCACCTTAAAGTATGGAACAAATTCGACCAACGAGGTCGACGCAACAAATCTGGATTCGGTCGCATTATTTGGACAATTGGCTCAGATATTTATCACGACGGTCAAGCATTCAGCTGATGCTCAAGATCAGGCAGATTTTTATTTGACACTGCGAGCGTTTCCCCAATTTAACTTCAATTCCATCACCTACCAACTAACCAATCCAGAGATCGATGACAACGATCGAGACGCGCTGATTTCGGTTTTTATGGGAATGCCATTGAGCATCACAGATTTGCCGTTAAATATGTCATCAGGCACTTATCTAGGTTTCGTCGAAGGGTTTACTTTTAGAGCAGCGTACAACGAAGTAAGCGTGACATTAAATCTTTCACCTCTGGCGTTTTCTTTGCAAGCCATGCAATGGCAAGACGTCAGCGGAGCGGAAACTTGGAACACAATATCTGGATCACTTGACTGGGAACACGCCCTAGTCGTGGCATAAGGAGAGAAAATGAGCAACCCAACAACACCATTCAGCTGGCAAATGCCAACCGCCACTGATTTGGTTACGGACTTACCAGCTGACTTTGAAGTCTTTGGTCAGGCTGTTGCAACATCGATGGCAGATCTATTGGGCGGCGCGTCTGGATATATTCTTTCAAAAGCGTCTGCAACCGACATGGATTTTGCTTGGATCGCTAACGATCAAGGTGACATCACTGGCATCACTGCTGGGACTGGTATTTCAGGGGGCGGAACATCTGGAACGGTAACCGTTACAAATTCAATGGCAACAGCTATCACCACAGCTGGAGACACAATTTATGGCACTGGATCGGGCACATTTTCACGTCTTGGAATAGGTACAGCTGGACAAGTTTACACAGTCAACGGTGGCGCAACAGCTCCGTCTTGGACAACCCTCGCTTCTGGCGGATATACGCAGATTTCCAGCACCAATATCGCTGGATCAGGCACATCCATTTCGAGCATACCCGGAACTTACAATAAATTGGTTTTAGTGGTGCAAGATTGGTATCCCTCAACTGACGGAGAAAATCTAAGACTGAGGTTTAATTCAGACGCAACCGCCGCCGCATACGGTCAAGCTGGCGTCTCAGGTGGCGTTGCCTATTCTAACGCCCAAAGTTTTTTGTGGGCTTCTTATCAAGGCGCAAAAAATGGCGATAACAACAATTTCTTAGTTTGGGAAATGGAAAACTATTCCAACACAAATTCTCATAAAGTCGCAACTTACGCCAACTATTATCTATCTGGGACGACACAGATGATAGATGAAGGCGCAATGCGTTGGAAGAATACGGCAGCCATTACGTCAATTGATTTTGCTTCAACATCTGGAAACATTGGTCAAGGAACTGCGATTCTATGGGGAGTTAAATAATGATCAAAATCGTAAACGCTGAAACAGGCGAAGTCATCGAACGTGAAATGAACGCGGATGAACTTGCTCAATCAAAGGCAGATCAGGCAGAAATCAAAGCGATGAAAGATGCTGAAAAGGCAAAAGAAACAGCCAAATCAGCGTTGCTTCAACGATTAGGCATCACAGCCGATGAAGCTGCACTTTTGCTTCAATGACTCAATCGCAGAACGGCTGGAAGGCATCAAAGGTCAGAGCTGACATCGGTATTGAGTCATTCTTGATCCCGGGAACTAAGGTCAAGCTTGCATGCAACAAAGCCGTTGCGCCTTTGCTGGTCGGATTTGCGGCAGAGTTTCATGAACTGATTGAGCCGATTGATGAAGGCGGATTAGATGATTGGGGCTATTGCTACAGAGAAGTAAGAGGTAGTCAAACCATGTTGAGCAATCATGCGAGCGGGACGGCGATTGATCTGAATGCAAAACTTCATCCGCTTAATAAAGCGGGCACATTTCCACTAGCAAAAGTACCAATGATTCAAGCTCTGGCAAAAAAATATGGTCTTAAATGGGGCGGCGATTTTAGGCGTCCAGATGAAA